ATCATGATATTATGTATGAAACCTCTGAAATGTTAAACATAATTTTAAGTAGTATTGTTAGTTTTTATATAATCATTTGGATAAAAAGTCACACTTGTAAATCCCAGAATAAGGAGACTTGAATTCTTTGATAATTTTCAAGATCTATTAGAAGAATACTTCATGATAAATTAATTTGATGCGGATGAAGCATAACTGGTATATGCACGGAGCTTATATCTCTGAGACAGTGGGTTCAAGTCCTACCATCCGTACTCTATTTAAAATACTGCAATATATGCCCTCTTAGCTTAATGGATAAAGCCCTAGCCTTTTTGATCAGTGGGTTCAAGATTCGAGTATCTTAGGCAATTCTATTAAACCATTATTAAATTCCCAATGACAATTTCTACATAACTGTATAACATTGTCTTTAGAGTTAACTACTGAAAGTAATTCTGAATCAGAAAAACTTGATAATGGTTTAATATGAGCTAATTCAACATGTTTATCGTATCCACAAATTGCACAAGGAAGTTTGGTTAGTTCTTTTAACCATGATCTAGCAAATTGTCTTATGTGTGTATGAATCCAAGAAAGATGCTTATCTTTAACTGAAGACATATTTCTATATTCACCTATCGTCTTACTTTTATATTTATTATTTTTGTATTCATCCCAATGTAATTGACATCTATTATGTCTATAAGACATAACAGGTTCGCCACATATAATACAAGTTTTCTTAGTCTTTCTTTTAGGAATTAACTTATTAGTATATGTAGCAGAACATGATCTTGAACAAAATTTAGGATTGCTGGTCTCTTGACCACAGTTTAAACAATTCATAACTGTAAATATTTATAGTTAAATGGGGCTGTATCTCAACTGCCTTCTAAGCAGTCATTAATCGAGTAATTGGAGTATGCAGGTTCGAACCCTGTCAGCCCTTCAATATAATGAATCGAACTTAATAATCAAAATTATTTTAAAAGTCGTAAGTTCGAATCCTTTNGAGGGTACTTTCCTACCTTAATCAATCAATAAATTCTTACAGTAATGAGAAATTTACTTTTAGTAGTCATGTTACTACTACCTACCAGTCTTTGTGCTCATGAAATTCTAATTTATGAAACTTCCAATGAAGCACTGTTTTTGAACATTAACAATTCAAAAATTACCACAACCGATAGTGATTTAAACATAATTCTTTATAGCAAAAAATCAGAAGCAGTTGTTAGTCTACAAATTAAAGTAGATACTATTGGTGATAATCTAAGAGTGAGTATTTTATCTGCAACAGTTTATGATTTAATAGGTAACGTTATTAATTACAAAGAAAATGTTCTTTCTTATATATTGAATCCTATTACAACAGATCCAATAGATATAACAATAATAAAATCATTAAAACTTTTAATTGGAGACTTAGATGTCTAAAAGATTTATCATTTCAGATACTCATTTCGGTCACGAAAATATAATTGATTTCTGTGATAGACCCTTTGAAAATGTTTATCATATGGAAAAAACATTAATCGAAAATTGGAATTCTGTTGTTTGTCAAGATGATATTATTTTCCATCTTGGTGATTTTGCTTTTATTAGTAAAAATAAAATGAAAGAAATTGTAGAACAATTAAATGGAAAAATTGTACTGATTAAAGGAAATCATGATAATTTTAGTAATACTTTTTACAATGAATTATTTTATGATTTTATTCCTTATCCAATTATTGTTGATGAATTCTTTATTTTATCACATCATCCTTTGTTTATGGATAAACATATGCCTTATGTAAATATACATGGACATTTACATAATACTAGTCATCGAGATTTTGAGACAGGATCAAAACATTTTAATGTTTGTGTAGAAAATATAAATTATAAACCTATTGACTTTGATGAACTAAAAAAGAATTCCAATGTTACAACATTGGATAAAAATTTATAAATAAAAAACTAAATAATGAAAAATTATGTTTGATGTAAAATTAAATGAAGAAGTATACAATTTAACTTTTCAATATGATACTGAATCCATATTGATTAGTGGACAAATGGTAACATGTCCTAAAACAACAGCGAGTTTATGGAAAGGAGATAAGTTGGTTGCTCAGGGCAAAGCTCTCTGTGGTCCTAAAGACAAATTCGAAAGATATCATGGTAGAAGGATTGCTTTAACAAAAATGTTAAAAGACAATCCTATTTTTTTGAATAAAGAAAACAGAACAATAATCTGGAATGAATATAATAAACTATCTCCTATCCGTTATACGAAAATTGTTTATGGAAAGAAAAGTTTCCAAACTTTCAATGAAAGGACTTCATCAGAAACCATATCGGTATAAATCGATCTTTAGATATTAGTAAAAAATGAAAGTCGAACAAGAAAAAGTATTTGTTCCTGTTGCATAAGAAGTTACTATCAAATGTTAAACAAGCAAAAAGAAGTATTACTTCTAAATAGTAGTTATTTGCCATTAAATGTAATATCAGTTCAAAAAGCAATGTTATTAATATTTAATGGTAAAGCTACTATTATTAAAGAAGTAGAAAATAAACTCATTCATTCTAAACAAAGCATCTTTCCTTATCCTGATGTAATAAGGTTAAATTTTTTTGTTCGAGTACCTTATAAACCATTGATACCAACTAAAAAAGCTGTCTTAATCAGAGATGGCTTTTGTCAGTATTGTGGAAGTGATAAACATTTAACTATTGATCATATTGTACCTGTGTCAAAAGGAGGACTTAATACATGGGAAAATATGGTAGCAGCTTGTCATTCTTGTAACTCTCGTAAAGGTAATAGAACACCAGAAGAAGTAGGTATGAGACTGCTTAAAGAACCGAAAAAGCCTTTGTTCGTTGTAAAAAGTAAGACTTCTTGGAATGAATTTATTTTCAAGTCATAATTAATAATTAAACTTAAAACAATGATAAGAAGAGAATTAACTTATGCTTTTCTTCTCGTATTAGGTAATATTGCAATAATATCATTTATTATTTCAATGATTGAAATAATAGGGATATGGTCATCAATACTAATGATGATTTATATTATTATTATCATACGAATTCCTTATGAGAAATTATTTAAAAACATTATTAAAAACATAAAAGAAAATATTTAATTATGAAAATTATTCGTAGTATTGCACTGTTGACAATCATGATGATTGGTATGATTAACTTGACAGGATGTTCACGTGTTGAACCCAATCATGAAGCTGTCAAGATGATTAATTGGGGTAAAAATGGTATTGAAGACCTAGTAGAAGTAAAAGGACTTGTACCTTTGAATCCATTCACAGGAGAAAAACTATATCAGGTTCCTATGTGGGAAACTTCTGGAGGATTTGATAATGGAGATATTTTGGCAAAAGATGCTGGTGAATTTTCAATCTCACCAAGATATCAATATTCTCCTATGAGAAGTAAAGGAAAACACATTGTGTATAATTTTAAGGATATCTCAGGTAATGAAAATCACATTTCTCTAGATGAGGTTGAACTAAAGATTCTTAATGTAGTAGTTTTTAACGCTTATAGGGAGATTGCCAGATCTTATACGACTGATGAATTGATGTCAAATCTTCAAGGATATGAAGAAAAAGTTGAAAAGAGATTGAAAGAAGAATTTGAAGAAAAAGGATTTGTTCTTTTATCTCTAACTTCAAGTCTTGATCCTCCTGATTCTATGAAAAAGGCTGTTGAAGCACGAAATGAATCAATTCAGAATGCCAGAAAAGCTGAAAATGATTTGGAGATTGCTCGTATGGAACAACAAAAAGCGTTGATTGAACGTGAAACTAATAGAATTAGATCACAAGGTTTGACACCTCAGATATTGACATCTCAATGGATTGATGCTATCAATGATAATGATAAAATTATTATTACTGATGGTAATACTCCTGTTATGATATCAAAATAACTTTAAAAAAGCTTTGATTTATTTAGAACAAGTAATTATATTACTTGTTCTATTTTATGGGGTCATGGCGGAACTGGTAGACGCCTAGGACTTTTTAATGGGTCTTTACATTGGAAACAATGTATTAGCAGGGTGTAAATTCAAGGAACGGGTAGCAATGACTACAATCAAAAGTTGTAGCAATCTGTAAATATATGCCCCTAACCTTGAGCGAAGCTTAATTGAAAGCCTGAATTAACAGGCTCGAAACATACAGGTGTGTATGAAGTAGTTGGCTAATGTCATAGATTAAGAACGTGCAGAGACTATAATCACCCCACCTAAGTTCTAATTAAATATGGTGAAGGCATAGTCCAGACTACAAACAATAATTGTCGCGCAAGACGGCACAGGTTGCCAAATGGATAGACGATCCATTGAGGTGAGGAGAGCGTGTAAGCTTGATTATTGGTAGCGAAAGCTATAGTGGTAAGTAAAATCCTGTGTTCAGTAATGGACGTGCGGGTTCGAATCCCGCTGACCCTACAAGATATTCAAATAGTTTAAACAAAAGAGAACGTCATGAAAAGTGCAAAAGAGATCTTGATAGCTCAGCTTGAGTACGTTAAAAGGCAAGGGGAGACCACCGTCTGGTATGGTCACATTGAACAGGCTAAGCCCATCGATATCGATGAGGCTATCAAGGACATCAAGCAGATGGACCCCGATGCGATAGGCGACGGGACATGGGGTCTCTGGCCAGAGTAACGATACCAACAAAAGAACCAAACAAGAAAGTTATGATGGAAAGTTACATGGTAGTAACGCTGGACAAAAAGAGAACTTTTTTTAATGAAACAAATACCTGTGTCGGTACAACCTTTGAAAAGGCTAAAAGTTTTGCAGAAAAAACAAAAGGTGAACTATTTACAGAAACTACAAAACCATATCGCTTTGTGAAAAACGGCAAAACTTGCAAAGGTTCCGAACGGTGGTTATCTCTTACAAATATGGGTCACAACATCGATTAATAGTGTTTGCCTTGGTAACAGCCTGACAGGATGACCAAGCCGGGGTTCAACTCCCCGGCAGGCTCGAAATGTAGTAACACTCGAACAATTAAAATAATATGATCATGAACAAAGTTAAAAATTTTGTATCAGATAAGGGTAATCCTATAGCTAACCAATTTAAGATTGAAAGCAACCATATTGATGTAATCTTCGATAATAAACAGACGTTTTATTCTGATACGGAATATAAATGCGATAACGGCAAATATCAATACACAATTTCATCCGGTACTGTTTTTCAGTCTTATGCGTCTTTAGTAGCTGTTATTGATTATGCTGGTAGAAAGTTTATAGATAATCGTTTTTACAAAGATTCTAAAACTACAAATAAATATCTTAGTATGTTTTTTGGCATGGATAGTAAAGAAATAGCAAAGGGAATTGAATCCGGTGATATCGTCTTATGTGAAATTTATCAGTAACTTTTAAAGCCGCCTTAAAGCATAGGCTTTATTGAACTCATTATTCAGAGGCGGCCTAATTTGTGGGTATACTTATCAACAACTATTAAACATTAACTACTATGAATTTATACGAACTTCTTCGTGTGAAACCCGAAACTACAGATACACCGCAAACAGAAACCTTGCAAATAGGTGACATGGTTAAAATCCACGGAGCAAGAATACTAAATCGTAATGGGCAATGTGCGTACACTGCTGATCAGCTTATTGACGGTTATGTTAAACACGCATGGAAAAATGAACCTTGGGTGGGTGTAATAAAACATATTGATATACCAAACCAAAGGGCTTCAGTTGGCGGTTGTTGGCGTTACATTGACACGTTGTGTAAGATTTAAATTTCAGATACAAACAACTATTAAACATCAACTACTATGAACATCACAGAATCAATTAAACAGGATATTGAAAGCCGAATTGCGTTTTTGGGAGGCCGTTACAATTTTTTAAACAAATCAGCCCTACATGCTAAGACGCCTGACGCTGAAGCTTGTTACATAAACCTTATGGAAAAAGCACAATGTCGTATAGAAGAATTGAAGTTTTTGTTGAAGGATTTAGATTACAAATACAAAAGTTAACCCTTACTAAGCGGAAAAATAACAACACAACAACAAACAACGGAGGAGAAATGACAACAACACTGTATCAAGAACTTGGGTTTGAGGTTTACCCACAAGACCTCGAAGGATTTTACACATGGGACGAAGCAGTTAAGGTGTCTGAAGCACTTGGCGATGGTTGGAGGTTACCAACGAAGGATGAATTGGACTTGATGTGCCTCAAGCAAGAAGATATCGGCGGTTTAGGAGCCAACTACTACTGGAGTTCGTCGGAGTTCAACGCTCCCAACGCGTGGTACCAGAACTTCTACAGTGGCACCCAGAACTGCAGAGGCAAGTACCTCCTCTTTAGGGTTCGTCCTGTGCGGGATTTCAAAACCAAACAAGGGAGGCAAAATAAAATGATGACACAAGAAGACCGTATCAATCGCTTGCGTGCTGAGGTAAGTGACAGGGGCCGCGACATCGATAACCTGCTGGAACGGATCGCGGCGCAAGACCTGGAGATTCAGGCGCTGAAGGGAGGGAATGGCGCACGAACACCAGATTGTAGTAGTGACAAACTGTTTGAATGGGAGTTGGTAGATAACTACCCAGATGAAGGAACATCAAGGGCAAAAGTTCCAGGAGGCTGGATAGTTGTTCATCATTTTGAAAGCAGTGAATCAATGGTGTTTGTGCCAGACCCAGATCACATATGGATGATAAACAAGGAGGAAAAATGAAATTCAGAAAAAAGCCAGTTATCGTTGAAGCTACGCAGTGGTTTAAGAATGGAGACCATCCGCTTGACTACACAGAAAAAAATGACGGGAGGCAGTCTCCGCAGTATCGACGTATGGAAAACTGGGATGGAGATGTTGTGCGGAGGTTTAAAAGCCACGACGGATTACCATTAAGCGTGCACGGCTTGCAGAATAAGTGCCGTCAGTGTGGTCATCGTATGAGTGAGCATGGGTGGGTTGATACGCTTGAGGGTGGTCATATCGTATGTCCGGGTGACTGGATTATAACGGGCGTGCAGGGAGAGTTTTACCCGTGCAAGCCAGACATCTTTGAAGCAACCTACGAACCAGTGGAGGACGCAGAATGAGCATCAAGGAAATCATTAACAACGAGAAGTGGGACGCGAAGGTTTTTGATCCTGTCGGAAAACACAATCTTGCGCCATACCACAATGCCAGCCTTGACCGTATCGAACATGCAGTGTATAAACGTATTGGCGATCTTGAGAAAAAATTAAAGAATGCTGAAGAATTGAAAAGAGAGGCAATCGGCATTGCTGAGCTAGAAATAAAGAAAAACAAGACACTGTGCATTGCCGAGCTTGAGGCAAAGGTAGCTAGAGCCAAGCATGGAGGTGAAAAATGAACGTCAAGGAGATATTTGAGCCGCTTTATACATGCCAACCATTTTTACGCCAAATGATGAAAACAGTTGCAGGCATAAAAGCCTACAAGGACTTAATTCAAGAAGCCGAAGAAAAAGTATCACATCGTATTGGTGAACTTGAGGAGTGTCTTGCCGATACTGACAAAGCAATAGCCGACCTGGTAGATGCGGTCAAAGCCAAAGATGCACTACTGGTATGCTACAGAGTGGGGAGACAACCGTCAAAAAAGTTATTTGTGCAGCTTGATAAAGCAAAGGCAGCCATAGCCAAGTATGGAGGTGCGGCATGATTGAATTTGTACTAGATTTGATCGAAGAAGCATCTCCTGTATGGGTTGTCGCGGATTGTGAGTGTAAAAATTGCTACTATACGTGGGTTGGTGTACTACATCAAGATCGTACTAATCGACTAGAGTGTTCTAAGTGTGGAGAAATGACAGGTGAAAGTGTCTATATTTACACTTATGAAGAACTTAAAATACAGAAATAAAGAATAAAGCGGATGATTGTAAACAGTAGATAATATTTTAGCTATACATTTTTTACAAACCTTAAAATAAATTAACATGCCATATTTATATGTTGTAGTACTACGTAACATAATAACAAATAATATAAAAATTTTTTATGTCGTTGTGAGATATTTTGATTCTATTTATGACTTAGTTATGAATGAAGTTAAAAAAGAACATCACGTAATTTCTTCGATTGCGAATTTATCTGAAGTAGAGATTGATATTAAAGATCCATTCAGTGACAATATCAAACTTGTTTCAACAAAAGAGAAAATTAAAGGAGTTAGAAAATTTCGTTATCTTTTAACTGATCATGTAAATGATCTAAGACAAGAACTTGGAAAAGAATTTAAACTTCTTCACAAAATTTAAATAAATGTAAATGAAAAAAATAATTTTAGTATTATTGCTAATATTTAATAGCAATATATTAATAGCTGAAGATGTAGCATCATATTATGCTGATAGATTTCATGGTAGAACAACTGCTAATGGTGAGAAATTTAATATGTATGATATGACCGCTGCACATAAAACTTTACCTTTCGGAACATGTGTCAGAGTCACTAACCTAGAAAATGGAAGGAAAGTTGTAGTACGAATTAATGACAGAGGTCCTTATATAAAAGGAAGAACAATTGATTTATCGTTTGCAGCTGCCGAAAAATTAGGTATGATACAGAAAGGTGTTGTAAACGTTACAATACAAAAAATCAATGAAAGTAATATATGATATTGAGATTTTTAAAAACTATTTATTATTTGGGTTTCTTGAAACAGAATCTCAAGAAGAAAAATACTTTGAATTTTCAGAAAGAAAGCTTGAATATGATGAGTTAGTAGAATATCTTCGTCATGTTAAACAAATGATAGGGTTTAATAACATATCGTTTGATTATCCTCTATTATATCATTTCTTATCATTAGTTCAATCAAAAAAATACAAAATGTCTACTATTGTAGGTTTATGTAAAACTTACAGTGACATTTTGGTTAGAAGTAAATATCCTTCTCGTATTCCTCAACTTATTCCCCAAATAGATCTTAGACTAATTCATCATTATAATAATAAAGCAAAAATGACAAGTCTTAAACAACTTGAGTTTTTTATGAGAATGAAGAATGTCCAAGATTTGCCTATAGAACATGATGAAATAGTACCGTTAGATAAGATGGATGAAGTCATTTTCTATAATCAGAATGACTTGTTCGCTACTTATGAATTTTATAGAAAACACAGTTTAGGACATATTTCTCTAAGAGAAGAATTAAGTGAAAGATTTAATATAGATATGACTAATTTCAATGATGTTAAAATTGGAGAATCTATTTTGGTATCTAAGCTTAAATCTGCTTTAGAGAAGGATGAGCTTGGTCAAACTAATAGAGAAATCATTAAGTTTAAAGATGTAATATTTCCATATGTCAGTTTTGAGTCATCTGATCTTAATCAGTTTTTAAATTGGTTAAAAACAAGAGAAATAAAAGAGACTAAAGGTGCTTTTACTGATATTCCAAATAAAAACTTAACAGAAATATTACCGATTATTGATATTTCAAAATCAAATCTAAAACGAAAACCTCGTAAAGTAACAATTGAGAAATATCAAGATTTACTAGAATATCCTGAAATCGAAATTAAATCATTAACAATTAATTTTAAAGGTAATCAAATTACTTACGGTACTGGTGGTGTTCACCAAGCTACTTACGGTAACTTTTTTACAAATGAAAATTATATTGTTAAAAGTTTTGATGTTAAAAGTTACTATCCGTCGATGATGATTACAAATAATATTTATCCTCTTCATCTTGGACCTACATTTTGTACCACGATGAATGATATTAAAATTGAAAGATCGAAATATCCAAAAGGTAGTGTTCTTAATAAAGCTCTAAAACTATCTGGCAATGGTAGTTACGGTTGTTTAAATTGTATTTAAACTTAATTTATAGTATATTCTCTTAAAAGGAGGTATACTATGAAAGGTGTTTATGAAATAAAAAATAAAATAAATGGTAAAAAATATATTGGTTCTAGTATTGATTTAGAAAAAAGAATTTATCATCATAAAAATGTATTAAAAAATAATAAACATAAGAATTCTCATCTTCAATATGCTTGGAATAAATATGGAGAAGAAAATTTTGAGTTTAATGTATTAGAACATTGTAATGATAATATTCTAGAACTTGAACAAACATATATTGACAAAGAAGATTTTGAAAACTTATATAATATAAATTTGTTAGCTACAGGTGGTTGTCAGTTTTCTCAAGAAGCTATTAACAAAAGACGTTTAACAATGAAGAGAAAATACGACAATGGTGAATTAGATCATGTAAAAGAAACTTTGAGAAATAGAACTCCTTGGAATAAAGGTATAAAGTATTTTTCTACAGATCACTTAAAAGTTCCTAAAAGAAAAAAACCTGATAGAACAAATCAAATAAATGCTCAGAGAAATAATAATCCTAATATTCAAGTTTTCGATATAAACATGAATTATTTAGGAGAATGGAGAAGTGCTAAAGATATCGAAGAATTATCTTTACAAGACGAATTTATCTTAAAACAACATATGATTTTAAGAAATCCAAATGGAAGACAAAGTTATTCTCCTTATTTGTTACAATCTGTAAATATTAATAAGTCTTCAAATTTTAATAAGCCATATAAAGGTTTATTTTTTAAGAAAGTTTAAATATAATACACAGCCCCTTATTGTGGTAACACAATAAAGGAAGTAGGTGAATTCAGTAGAAGTCTAAGTCAATTGATATGATAATACTGATCTAAGCTATAATTTAAATGGTTATAGAAAGAGCAACGACTAACTTTTGAAACTACAATTGTAGAATATAATAAAGACACGAGCGCCTACTATCCTATATAAATATATAGGATAATGATATAGTCTAAGCTATATGGAAACATATAGAAGTAATATTTAAATGATATTACGGTAATAAAACTGAAAATGAATGATAATTTTAGTGAATTAAGAGATCCTCAAGCAGTTATTCAAATAACATTGAATGGTCAACTTATGTTGACTATGTTGGTTGAACAGTTGTTGAAAATCGAAGGATGTCAATTATTAATGATGAATACAGATGGTGGTGAAGTAAGAATTCCTCGTAATAAAGAAGATGAATTTGATGATGTGTGTAAAAAATGGGAAGAGCTTACTAATCTGGAACTGGAATATGCAGAATATAAAGAGTTACATATTCGTGATTGCAATAATTATATTGGGATATTCGATAATGGTTCATTGAAGAAAAAGGGTGCTTATGAATATGATAGAGAACCTCATAAAAATCATTCAATGATGATTGTTCCAAAAGCTGTTGAAGCTTTTTATAAAGATGGGGTTGATATAGAAAGTTTTATAAGAAATCATGATGACATTTTTGATTATTTTAAATCAGCCGTCAAGAAAAATAATAGTCATGAGTTTGTGATTCTTGATGAAGATGGAAAAGTTATAGAAAAATTAGGTAAAGTTACTCGATATTTTATTTCAAATAATGGTATTTATCTAGCTAAAATCATGCCTCCTCTATCTGGAAAAAATGAGATGAGAAGAGAATATCTCGAAGTTGATAAAACTTGTATCGTTTGTAATAACTTAACTGATATAGATCTGGAAAGTTTAAAACAGATGATTGATTATGATTATTATATAGATGAAGCAAAAAAACTTATAATAAATACCTTATAATAAATGTCAAATACAAAAACAAAAATACAAGAATCTATTGCTGAACAATTAGCAGATTTAGGTGAGGGTCGCAATCTTGTTATTGCCGCTACTGGAGTCGGCAAAAGCAGGATCGGAGTATTAAGAGTAGAGTCTGTAATAGAGAAAAATCCTAAAGCTAATATTCTCATAGTTGTTCCTACAGAAGAATTACGAGATAAAACTTGGAAAGAGCAATTTGGACTATGGGGAAAAATAGAAAATTATGATAGTATTAATACTATCTGTTATAAAAGTATCTGTAATATTACAGATGAAAATTTTGATCTTGTTATTTTTGATGAGGTTCAAAATCTTACTGTTAACAATTCAGTTTTCTTACAAAATAATAATATCAAAGAATCATTAAGCTTAACAGCTACTTTTCCTCATGATTTAAAAAAACAGGAGATCTTGAGTAGTTTTAATAAAGTAATTGAAATTACTTTAAAACAAAGTGTTGATCAGAATTTAGTTAGTAATTTTAAAATAATTCCAGTATATGTAACACTTGATCAACATGTTAAACAAGTTAGAGCTGGTAATAAAAATAGACCATTTCTTACAACAGAATATGCTAATAGTGAATATCTGAATGGTGCAATTAACAATTTGGTAGCAACACCATTTAAAACTCAAGGTGATTATTCTCGTCTAAAGATGTTGAGAATTAAGAGATATCAATTTCTTGGTTCCTTAAATAGTAAAGTTTCAGAAGCTTCACGGATTCTTAAAAAGTTAGAAGCTGAAGAAAAAAGAACAGTTATATTCTCACCAAGTATTAAAGTTGCTAACAGAATCTCACCATTTACTTATCATTCAGAAAGTTCTAATGATAAATTTCTTAATATGTTTATTGAGAAAGAAATAAATTCACTTTCTGTTGTTGACAGACTTAATGAAGGTGTTAATATTCCTGATGTTGATGCTGAAATTATTTTTCAAACAAGCAGAAGTGAATTAACTTTAACACAAAGAATTGGTAGATCTATTCGTTATCGAGAAGATCACCAAGCTATTATTTATGTATTAATAGCTAAAAACACAGTAGAAGAAGAGTGGTTTGAATCTTCTACTAAAAATATGAAAGATTTTATATTTCATGAAAATTAATAATTCGTTAATTAAAAAATTAAAGGAAGTAAATGCCGATGTAGATGTAGAAAGTTGTATAATGATTCTTTTAGCATTATATCATGATTTAGATATAGAAAAATTCTATAATGAATCTCCAACTATGCAAAAGAGTATAAAAATCTTACTGTCCAATCACATAATAGATGTAGACTGGAGATCGGATGAAGTAATTTTTAATGTTAGATTATTTGAAAGTGAAAAAGATTCATCTAATAGTTTTGACAGTTGGGATTGGGTAGAGAATGAATACATGTCATTATTTGTTAGTATAAGAAAAGATGGTGGTGGAACAGTTACCTCTTGTGCTAATAGAATGAAAAAGTTCTTTAGTGAAAATCCAGATGTAAGAAAAGAAGATGTATTGGAAGCAGTAAAATTATATTTACAAACAGTTAATAATCCTCAATATCTTCAAAGAGCTGATTATTTTATTAAGAAAGGTGTAGGTTCTGCTGCCACATCTAGATTAGAAGAGTTTGTAAAGATTGTTAAAGAAAAAGAAAATGATAAAAATGACATACATAAAATGATATGAATTTTAAAGAAGCTTTTCTTCAGGGTCAAGAAGGAAATAATTTTGGTCTTGATACTGGATTGGTTAATATCAATCAATTTATGGGTGGTGTACAAAGAAAGAGTACATACACCATCGCAGGAGCACCTAAATCTGGAAAAACTGCTTTAGTGGACAATCTATTTCTTATAAATCCATTTATTGATTCATTAAGAAAAGAAGTTGTTGATAAAGGAATAACTGTAGATTGGATCTATTTTTCGTATGAAATTGATCGTATGAAAAAACAATTCAGATTAATTCCATATTTTATGTTTAAAGAATTTGGAGTTACTCACTATGAATGGAAAGGTAGATCTTATCCGATTAATCCTATGTTTTTTGAAGGAAAACTTCAAGATGAAGATAGAAATATCATAACAGCTAGTCCTAAGATGAAGGATGGAGTGTTTAAGGTCTATGAAAAATGGATTAAACCGATGTTTGGTGAATATGATTCAAATGGTAATTGTATTCAAAAAGGTAAGATCGACTTCATCGAAGATAAAATGAACCCGACCGGGATGTATCATTATTTGATGGATTATGCTGATAAACATGGTAAGTTTATTCACGAAACTTATCCAACTCAGGAAAATGGTAAATCTGTCAATAAGAGTAGAATTTCTGGATATAAGCCTAATGACCCTAATCACTTTACGATTGTGATAACAGATCACATGCGAAATCTTAAAAGAGAAAAAGGATATAGTCTTAAAGAGAACGTTGATAGATGGTCAGGCTATCAGGTAGATTTAAGAAATTTATGTGGCTTTACCTTTGTTAATGTAATTCATACTAATAGATCTTTAGGTGATGTAGACAGGATTCAGTTTATGTCAGATGAACTTTATCCTACAGCAGAAACGATCAAAGATACAGGCAATTTGTCTGAGGATAGTAACTTCATTATTACTTTATTCAATCCTCGTGACGAAAAGTATAAGATAAGAAAGCATTTTAACTGTCCTGATGTCAGAAAATATCCAAATATAAGGTCATGGCATCTTGTGGAGAGTAGAGATACTGAATGCCCGGTTCATACCCATTTAGAATTTAAAGGTAATCTTGGACTTTTTGAACCATTAAAATATTAATTAGTTAATGTAGTAAATTAACTAATAGACTATAAATATGTGTAATTTATGGCAAATATAATTATGATTGTTGGTGATACCGGTACTGGTAAATCAACATCATTTAAAAATCTACCGTCAAATGAGACAGTAATTATTAATGTTACTGGAAAAGAACTACCATGGAAAGGTAGTAGAAAGCAATATAATGCTGCTAACAAAAATATTGCTAGACTCGTAACGTCAGAAGAGATTATTAAAGCTATGTCAGCTAAATCGACTGACCCAAATATCAAAAATATTATTATTGATGACATTGGGTTTAGTATGTTGAATGAATATTTTGAGAAAGCTAATACTAGTGGATATTTTTCATGTTCACTATAAACCTATTTAATTGCTGGGAACTCCTTAGAGATTAATTAACTACAACGTAATTTGAAAAAATAAACGTGAATGTTTAAAAATAATTAATATTGGACAATCAGCAGCTAAGACTCTTTAAAATGAGTAAAGTTCATCGACTATCGAAAACACAGTTTAACTGGAAGTGAGTAGAGTACAAGAATTTTTCTTGGAAAAGGTAGGAATTAATATTATTAATTAAGATATAGTCAGACTTTTATTGAAAAATAAAAGATTAAAATGATGATAAATTTACTAAAATGGCTGTGAATATGCAGTCAATTATAAAGTTTGCTCAAAATCAAGTGCCAACTGACAAGAATGTTATTATGACATTTCATGAAGATGTTGCAGATAAACAACCTCTCCTCAAAACAAAACTTATTGGAAAAATGCTTGATGATAAGTATAATCCACTTGCTGTTGTAAGTATTTGCTTATTTACGTCTGTCAGTTTTAACGAGGAGAAAAAAGCTGAATATTCTTTTATCACTAATAGAATGATAAATGATGCTGGTTTAGAAGTACCAGCAAAATCACCAGAAGGAATGTTTCCTGCACTTAAAATTCCTAATGACATGCAGGAAGTATTGAATTGTATGAAAAAATATTATGAAGGAGAATAAATATGAATGAAGTTATGTATGAAGCTATTGAAACTGAAGAATTCACAAATGTAAATTATGAGGAGTCACCAGAAGTTTCAGGTGATGTAAAATCTGATACTCCTAAAGTTATTAGTGTTAATGAAATTGCTGATTTAATCAAATCAGGTAAAACTCGTAATGAGATTAATGAACTTTATCAATTTAACTCTAAAGAAAAGAAATTGATCTGGAGCCATTCTAAACTTAAAGGATTGAAAAAAGGTCAACCTATTCGTTTTGAATTAGTTGACTAATTATATATATTACAATCCTAAAAAAATCTAAACTTTAAAACAATAACTAATTATGAAACTTAATAAAGGAAATTCTTCTTCGAAAAAAACATTTGGTCTTAATGAAGCTACGATTATTGATATTCGATATCTCGAAGAATACAATGATAAACCTATGAAGGTACTTCTAGTAAATCTAGATATGGGAGATGATAAACCGATGAAGATTTTGACCTTCCCTGTTACAAAGGTCTTCAGTAAGAATAGTGAAGTAGTATATGATGTTAATGCAGGTATTGGTGATGAAACTGTATCTGAATATCAAGCCGAAATGGTTAATCTAGAATCAACAATATATACTATTCTAAAATCATTCCTTATTAGTGATGAAGCAATTGAGAAGGCTACTGAAAAGTATCCAGAAAATATGAATAGTATTGATCTTCTTAAAATGTGTGCTGATATTGCTAAAGGTAAATGTGAAAATGTAAAAGTACATGTGTTTCTTCAGTATCCTTGGAGTTGTAACTCTGAAGGTAAGAAATACCTTAATGTAGCTAAAAATACAAAACATGGACCTTGGATAGCTCCATATGTAGAAGGGGCTAAACAAATAATTGATCCTAACAGTGGAACTTATCACTATGAGAATAGTGATGGTGAAAGATCCGATATCTATAGAACTAAGTGGTTTATGGAGTCTCAATTTAGCCAATCAGCTGAAGTTGGACTACCGCCAGCACCATCCATGGATGGTAATAACAGTTCACAAGTCTGGTGATGAATTTAAAAAAACCCATCATAACATTTGAAGAATTATTAATTAATTATTCTCAAGAGGAACTATATAAAACAATGATTGGGGAATATCCCCAGTTGGATAAATACTATTGTTCCTTTTTTAGAAAAGATGACAATCCTTCATGTTATTTCAAATGGTATAATAACATATTATATTTTGTAGATTGGGTTGAAAAAAATAGAAACGTACTAACGTTTTGTTCTGACCTATATGGAATAAGTATAGGTCAGTCTATTTTTCTTTTAAATAACAAGATGGATGGTGTAGAAACAAAAATTCCTCCTCGTCAGATAGAAAAAAGTAAGAAGACAAAAGAGAAAAAATCTTTAAATGTTATTTTAAGAAATTGGAAAATAAAAGATAAAGAATTTTGGGGAAAATATGGTATAACTATAGAACAATTAAATGAAGATCTTGTTTCACCAGTCAGTTCTATTATTATTGGTGATAAAGTAATTTCACCAATAGATCTTACTTATAACATTTTGATAAATCGTGAAAAAAACATTAAAAAAACTTATAGACCTTTTTCTGAAAAGAAAAAATATAAGTTTATGACGAACGCTACAAAAAATGATATTGGAAATGTCAATAATATTGACTATTCAAAAAACTACTTAGTTATAACTAAGTCTTACAAAGATTGTAGAGTTCTCAGAAATTTTGATGTCAATTCAATATGGTTACAGAGTGAAAATCAATTTTCAGATCAAAATCTTTTAATTTCTATTTTGAGAAATTTTCAAACAATTATAATATTTTTTGATAATGATTGTGTTGGTATTGAAAAATCAGCAAAGTTTAAAAATTATTTAAATAAACTATCATTAGATATTGAGATTGTAGAAATTTTCTCAGAAACATCAGATAAAGATATTTCAGACTTGTATAAATCTAAAGGTAGGGATTATGTAAATAAATTTGTTAATGAACAAATATTTTCACGATTCTTGGATACCTCATCTACAAGATGTGTTCGAGAATGATGAAGGATTAAAAATCCTTAACACAACAATACTTCCGAAATGTCAATTCTATCCACCAATTGACAATATTTTTCGAGTATTTCAAATTCCATTAAATGAAATAAAACTTGTCATATTAGGTATGGACCCATATCCTAATGGAGAAGCTATTGGCTATGCTTTCTTAGTTGATCCAACATTGGAAAAGAAACCCTATTCTTTAAAAATAATAGAAGAAGAATTAGGACATCCAATTGATAATGAAGAATGGTTAAACAAAGGTGTATTCCCAATAAATGTTTCTCTTACAGTTGAAAAGAAAAAACCAGGTTCTCATATGATATACTGGAGATCCTTTTCAACAGAAGTAGTTCGTACTATTAGTAATCATAACTCTTGTGAATGGTTATTAATGGGTAGAAATGCTCAGTTTTATTCAAAGTTTATAAACAAACAAACAAATATTATACATACTGTTCCACATCCAGCTGCTGAAGCTTATAGTGGAAGAAAAGCAGGATTTCTGGGCAGTGGTATATTTAAAAAAACAAACATTAAATTATAATTTATTATGAAGAAAGTTACAATTTTTCACTCAGGATCAGTAAAAATTATTGAAGTAGAAGAATCAATTAGCACATGGGGAGCATTGAAAAGTGTTCTTAATTCTCAGTATTCCTATATTGACGATATGAGAGCCGTTTTGCGTGGTACACAGACTACGTTGGAACTAGAAGAAGCTGTTCTACCAGAAGGTGATATTACTCTTTTCTTGATGGCTAGAAAAACTAAATCTGGTTCGGATCTAACCAGACAAAACTGTTATGCTATCATTAAGGAAATCCGTGAAAATGATGAAGAAGCACGTGATTTTTTTGGTAATTACACTAACATAAGTACTATTAAACTTCGTGAAATGATCAAAGAGTGGGATATGAAAGAAAATGAAGTTGAAGAAAAAAGATTTTTGACTTTTGATGAACTAAGTGATTATCTTGCTAATATTCACAATATTATCATTAGTCCAGAAGTACTGGAAGATGATATTGAAGAGTACTTGATATCAATTGAAAACTCCAAAAAAATAGAAGAAGAACTTAAAGTCGAATCTGAAAAGATTTTGGCTGAGTTGAGTTAAAAAAAGCTTATATAAGTATTTAAAACAAATGAAAGAGGGTTGTCGT